AATACGGGTAACGCGGACTTTGTAATTGCTGAAGCTACATACCGATTTGCTGATGCAATGATTGCAGAGCGTGAAAAGGATGATGTCGAAACTAAAGACAAAATCAAGCAGATGCTAGTTGATGCAATTAAGGAAGAACATCCTGATATGCAAACTACAGTTTTCTTGCCCGCGCGTGACCTGATTTACCAACTCACAACTGGCAAGCCATTTTAAGGAGCTAATCAGATGAATGCATTTGTAGAACTGCCGACTGCATCACTCATTGAAAAAATGAGCAATGAGGAATACCACTCACGCCCTGAGTTTAGCTCTAGCCAGTTAAAAGACATGCTGCGTTCAAGTGCTCACTTTTACTCAAATAACATTTTGAAAGAAGTTGAACGCGATACCAAAACAGCTATGAGCTTTGGAACATTGGCGCACACCCTGTTTTTAGAGCCTGAACAGTTTGAACATGAGTTCATTATCGCGCCTAAGTTTGACCGCCGTACAAAGGCAGGTAAAGAAGAGGCTTTGGCTTGGGAACAGGCTAATCAAGGCAAAATTTTAGTTGATGCTGAACAGGTTGAAGGTGCAAAACGTATTGTGGCCAACCTACAGAAACTCAGCTCTTATGCAGACATGCAGGACAACTACGGCATGCCTGAAGCCAGTATTTTCTTTACCGATCCAATCTATGGCTTGCAGTTGCGCATTCGTCCTGATTGGCACATTGCACCCTGTAAGGCTTTTCCAAATGGCTTGATCTTGGATTTAAAGACTACGACTGATGCACGTGCACATGCTTTCTCTAAAAAGTGTTCTGACTTTGGTTATGACCTATCTGCAGCTATGTACCGTGAAGGCTTCCAGCAGTATTACCAAACAGAAGATAAACCTCCTTTTATTCTGTTAGTTGCTGAGAGTTCAATTCCGCACAACGTAAAGCAGGACAAGGCAGCAGACCTATTTTTAAGTGTCGGTGAATCTCGATACAACAAATCAAAAGAATTACTAGCTGAGTCTCTTCTTATCAATGAATGGGATGGCTACTCACTCGAAATGGAAGATTTATTCCTTCCGTCATACATGACTAAACAAGCTTTAGAAAACGATTTTAACTAATTAGGAATTTTAAAAATGAATGCTCAAACTCAAATCTCGCCTGCATCACAAATGAACTCTGTTGGACTTTTAAACCTTGAGGCGTTTGAACTGTCTCAACGTATTGCAAAAATGCTTGCAAGTTCTACCCTAGTTCCTGAACAGTACCGTGCTGTGATCAAGGTTAAAGCGGGTAAAGACCAGTTTGGTAATATGACTTATCGTGATGAAGAAAATCCTAATGGTTTGTCTAACTGTGTAATTGCTTTGAATATGGCAAACCGTATGGGTGCTGACCCGCTTATGATCATGCAAAACCTTTATTTAATTGAGGGTCGTCCATCATGGTCATCACAGTTCATTATGGCGTCAATCAATAGCTGTGGTCGCTTCTCTGCCCTACGTTTCGAACTTGAAGACCTGGGCGAAAAAGAAGTTGAGTACCAAGAAACTTCATGGAATAACCGCCAAAAGCAAACCATTACCAAAAAAGTAAAAATCAATAATATTTCATGTGTAGCGTGGGCAATTGAGCGTGAAACTGGTGATCGTATCGAGTCTTCAAAAATCACAATGGAAATGGCTGTTAAGGAGGGTTGGTACGGGAAAAACGGTAGTAAATGGCAAACCATGCCTGAGCAAATGCTTCGCTATCGTGCTGCCTCATTCTTTGGTCGTGTGTATGCACCTGAATTATTGATGGGCCTTCGCTCCTCAGAAGAAGAACAAGATCGAATTATTGATGTAACCCCGCAAGAACAAGCTGTTAAAGCTGATTATAGTCAGCTTAAGCGTGAAATTTTAGGCGTGAAATCCCCTGCTGAACTTGATGCTTTAGAAGAGTTGGTTTTCGACATTCCCGAAGAAGCTCCGCGTAAAGAACTTCTAAAACTTGTACAGGCTCAAGCTAAAAAATTCCAACCTGCTGCCGATGTAGTAAATGACCAAAATTCAACATCAAATGATGTAGCAGAAAAGACAGTCTCAGTAAAAAAGTCTGAGGCTGAAAAGGAAGAAGCGCCGCCAGTAGAAGCGGTTCCAGTTAAAAAGCCGACCTCAGCAGAAGTGAAAAAAGACTACTTGGTCAAAATGAATCAAGCTGAAAGCGTAGCAGAACTAAACCAGTTGCGTGAACAGTTCGTTATTAATGACGCTTTGA